CTCTAGCGCAGTGGACTTAGACCAGAACGCTATTTCAGAAGCATGAACATGGGTTAAAGTTTCACCTCGACCAATACTTTCGCCACCTGCCGTCGCAACAACATAAGAACTGTCTAAGACATCAAATGTAAGTTCACGGCGAGAAGAGTATTTAGTGTGAGGCTTTAGTAACTCAGGACAGTTCTCATGATAACGCTTTGTCATATCGAACAAGGCTCGAGTACTGTCAGAATGGTGAGTGATCACCAGTGCCTTACAAGCCTTACGTTGAGACACATTGTGGTAGAGATAACCACCGCAATAGGTACTGAGACCCTGTTGTCTCGCCTTGAGAATTATAATGCGAACTTTGCCCTCGGACTCTAACTGTTTGTCCACTGCATCTTGAAGTAACTTCTGTGCAGGTTTGAGATTAAGAGACTGTATGTCTCCATCTTTAGTTCTAATCTTTAGGGCTGATTTTGCGTAGAAATCGAAGTCATCAAATAGTCGTTGTCTGACTGCTTTAAGTTTCTGATCCATTTTGCTCTTCTTCATCTTCATCGCTGTCTAACAGCGACTCCAAGAAGGCTTCGGCCTTACCAATTGTGACTTCGCTCTTAGCGGCAGGTTTTGTCTTAGTGAAATCCAAGACCATTCGAGCCGCTGTTAAACGGTCTCTGTTTTGTGCAGGTTCGCGCATTATTTCGACGGCTGTCTTTAATGCTTCGACTGCATACTCGTCGTCGATATCGTTTTCTTTAACCATTATCGCAACAATCCTTTCAGCATCTGCTTTTGCTTGTTTTCTGATCGGCTTGATCATTTCTGCAGTGTAACCGTCGGGAGTTCCTCTTGGACGTCCTGCATTTTTCTTAGGCTTAGTTGACCACTGCTTTCTCAATGCCCGACCTTCTGGAGTAGACATGAGCGTATTGAAGTAGTTTGCTTTTCCGTGATTTGCCTTTTTGGGGTGAGTAAGTTCCTTCTTCGGGGCTTTCTTTCTCGGGTTCTTTGGTACACCCATATAAGTCTCCTTATGTAGAAAAGGCCCCGAAGGGCCTCTTTACGCAGTTAGGATGCCGTTTGGCATGACCTCTTCATCAGGTTCTTCGAGTCCGAGGGCTGCTAACATTCCCATACCCATAGTAACGGCTAGGATTGTAGCAAGTGGATGTGAGTAAAACTGGATCTTACCATTGTTAGCTTTTCTGAACTCCTCTCTAATCATCTTAGAATTTAGAGGCATGAGATCTTTGGCTAACTTTGGATTCATCATGTAAACCCACAATGGATCAACTGCTAGTTCTGCACCTGATTGCATGTACCTTTGGAACTTCCTACGTCTGCGCTCAATTATTCTTATTTCTCTTCTGTACTCTTCTTTCCCTCCAAGAGTTTTAGCATTGTTTAGACGTGCTTTCGAATTGTTCAGCATGTTAAGATAAGTTCGATAAGGACGGACTGGAGTAGTTTGAGAAGGATTACTTTGAATAAAAGCGTCTGCAGATTCTTGGACTGCAATGATCTCCGCTATTAAAGGGTTCTTACTGGGATCTGTACCTTTTGCCTCAATGATAGGGCGCAAGACTGAAGAAATGTATGAGTTTTTACTCCCTGCATCATCCGCAGAATCAACGCTCATTGGGTTCATAAATTCACGGTTTGGACCTCTCATAGTTTTAGCGTCCATGTCACCTAAAGTCATGCCATGAGCCATTTCATGGAGTGTTGTTCGGAGTGCTTCTAGTTGGGTACGCTCAACTCCGTCTATTGTGCCTCCACCTTTTATAGCGAATGCAGTGCCACCATAGCCCTTCATGTCATAGTTAGACCTAAAAACACCTGACGCATTACTTTTGCCAGTAGCCTTTTTCAAAGCGTATGTGGAGTTTAGTAAGTTGACAGTAATTCCTAGAAGTTTAGCAACTTCGAGGGCCTGATCAATGTCTTGGATACCGTTCTCGTACTTCGAACCGACCTTGCCAATCTCAACGAGTGCTTTGGCTTCTGGAAGGTTCTTCTTTACTTCTGGTCCTGTGGCTTTTTTGGGCTTTGGGTTTGCTTTAGGTTCTGGCGGCGTTTGGAGAACTGGCGTTCCAGTTGGCGAAGGCTGATCTCCTCCCTGCCCGACACTAGGACTATCCTGTCCTTGTGGGGTGGGAGTTGTTTGCTTTGGCTCATTCTGTTTACCTTTTGGCTTCTTCTTGTTTGCACCTGCCTTAACTGCGGCTTGCTGCATCTCTACCCTATCTAAATAGGGTTTGAGGTACTGTTCTGCAAGGTTTTTGTCTGTAAGATTGCCTTCAGCCTTACTTATAATAGACTTGAGTTTTGGCACAGGATCTGAGCCTAAGTTCAGTCGCATATCCCCTATCGCTTGCTGCAAAGTTGCTTTATCGACAGTAGATGCTTGAGAAGCGTCTACACGATCAAGCATTTGTATCAAGAAAAGACGGTTATCTTCTTTTCCTTGCTGAACTTGTGGTGATGTTTGACCGACTGGTCCATCTTGTCCAGTAGGAAGGGGACTGCCGCCTTGTGGGCCTTGTGGAGGCGTCTGCACTGGCTGTCTTGGGATCATATCTTTTATCAGACCAATGACAGAATTTAATGGTGCTTCTGTCTTTCCCATCTTACCAGTCTCTAGCATTGACCTATATTCGCCTATGGCTCTGAGGAATATTTCGCCCTCCGCACCTGCATTTGCAAACCTTTGCTCTTGTCTTGCTAAGATGTCATCGATCATCTGGTCGATTTCTCTCGGCGTTAGGTTCTGTTGTATCGTAGGATCTACTTCAGCAATGCCTTCGAAGACTTTACCTCTTGGAGATGCAGGGTTAGGCGGCAAACCTTGGTTGTACTGAGCGACGAAAGCCGCTGAGTTTGCATCCTGATCCGCTTGCTTCTTAGTGGCTGCCTGTTGTTGAGCGGCTGCCCTAAGAGCGGCTGTACGCCCTTCGACTTTGGGTCCTGTCGGATCGTCCAACCCTGCTTTCTTCCGGTTCTTCTTGATGAAGGTGTTTACCTTACTTCTTCTGCCTGTCACGGCATCGATTGCTCGACCACCTAAAACGGCAGGGATCTGTATTGCTAAAGTCTGACCTCCAGTAGCGGCAGCCGCACCCATGTTGATGTTTCCAGTGAGCATCCCTGCAGGAGTGTAAGACCTCCCAAAACGAGGAAGAGGATTAAAATTGTCAGTGAACTGTGAAACACCACCTTTAAGACCAGAAGAATATACTTCGGTGATGACATTAGATTTACGAAGAGCATTTAGTAGCGATCTCCCTTCATATGTCCCCCCAACTTTCGATTTAACAAACTCGAGATTTTCTTTCGTGACCGTATTAGATACTTTGTTACGGGCTTGTCGGAGGGTTTCTTTAAATTGGGCTTTGGTTTCTGCGTCGGCATTCTTTAAAATCTCTTTGTTAAGAACACTCATATTTGCATCGATCTCGGCACGAACCTTAGATCTCGCAGCGTTTAAGATAGCATTTGCACCTTCTTGAGACGAAGGATCTACGTTCTTACGATTAAAACCTTCTTCATTAGAAATTTGGTCAAACATTCTGGCGACGTCACCTGCAGCCTGACCAGTCTCTTGGTCTAACTCGGCTTTTGGTCTGAAGACAGTATTACCTGCTTTATTGACGGTAGAGATGGAGGTGTTGATACCTTTTGAGATTGTGGCTCCGACAATACCTGCCTCGGCTACTCGTGTAAGGATCTCTTCTGGCACATACTCGCCACCTTGGACGGCTGTACCACCAATGACGAGTCCTTCTTGTCCCATCTCTTGGACGCCTTCTCGTATTACTTTCAGAGTAGCACCGCCACCTTTGAGAGGTGTAAGTTCTATGATACCACTAGCGATTGCTGTCGATAAGTCAGTGACTGTGGCTGTAGGATCTAGGCCCTTCTCTTCTTTTTCGGCTCTGTTAGCACCAAGTGCTTGGTTGATACCCAAGAGAGTACCACCTGCAGCTATCGTACCGCCAACGATTGGCGCACCTGCCATGGCTCCGGCAGCCGCCAAAGATGTACCTGCACCGACTGCGACCTGTGGTGCCGCTTCAGCCGTGGAGTACAAAAGAGATTTACCTGCACCACCAATATCACCCTCTTTCAAGTTCTTGATGATACCGTCTGCATTCTCTGGTCTCTGGTAGTTGACTGCTTCGGCTTCGGCTTGGTTCTTTTCGTCCATGGCCTGACCAACTGATTGCAGTTTGTCGCTGATTGCACCTTCGGGCAAGAGTTCACCTGCACTTCGGATGCCTTTACCTGCCATGCTTTGGGCTTGGTTTCCACCGTAACGTAATGCCCCCATGACACTAGTGTCGGGAGCCTCAGTTTGTGCCGCTTGTGTTTCTTTAGCCAGT